GTGCTAGTTACTGGTCTAGTGCCACTAAAACCAGACTGATTTTAAAATCCTAGATTAAATTCGGGGTAGTCAGTCGTTCGGTGACTATAAAAGATAATGTTCGAGTGCTAGGCATCACTCTAAAGTGCCTCTTGACTTTCAAAATTACATATGTTATAATACATTTTCAAACAAGTCGGAGGGCTATATGAAACTATACTTTAAATCAACAACACTAGACAAAGAGATAGCTTGGACATGGAAAGACATGAACAAAGCTTATTGGGAAACTTGGATACCTAAGAAATCAGATTTAAAAATTACATCAAGACTTAACAAAGAACAAAAACAACAAGCACTTGATGAGTTATGGGAAGATTTGCAAAGCTCTATTCAATTTACAAGGGATAGAAATAATGCAAGACGTAGAGCAAAAAGACTTGCTACTAAAAATAAAAAGTGATACAATCTTTAAACTTAATACAACAACTAAACCTTTGGAGGTAACAATATATGTATGAGTATGTAGAAGGAAAAGCTATGTGGGCTAATGTCAGCACACCAAACACTAAGTTTGAACCACATAAGTATGGAATAGTGGTGTTGACTGATGAAGATACTGCTAGTAGATTAGAGGGTCTTGGGTTATCAAGGGTTAGAACCAGAGATGGTCAAGCCAAGTATGATGAACCGGCATTCTCTTTCTCTAGAAAAGTAGAGAAGCATGATGGGACAACTAACTCTGCTCCTAAATTACTTGACAGTGAAGGTAATGATATGGACGTTAGTGTTGGTAATGGCTCTGGTGTTACTGTGAAGATTAAACCTTACACAGGAAAGTATGGTACGTTTGCTGAGTTAATAGCAGTAAAGGTTACTGATTTAATTGAATACTCTGAGAGTAGCTCAGATGATAACGAGGAATTTTAATAATGATTATTACTATTACGAGAGAAGATGGACAGGTAGTATACGATACTACTATGATTGAAGATGCTCAAGCTAGAGCCAACGCTGATATATCTATCAGTAAGATTGGAACGCTTAATGTTATTATGGAAGCACTTAACTTTGCTTCCGGTACGCATCAAAATAATCTTGAACAACTACTACAAAATGCTGAAGAAGCTGTAGTAGAAACACCAGAAGGCGAAGAGCCTGAAGGGGAAGCAGAAGAAGTAGCTGAAGAAACAGACTCAGAAGACGAGTCTTAATACCTAGTGAGGGCTCACATGGATAAGACGTGGGATAAACTACATCAACCTTGTCCACTTTGTGACAGTAGCGATGCTGTTGGAATCAACGAAGATGATTCAGCAAAGTGTTTCAGTTGTGGTGAGTTTATGCCAAGTTATACCAATGCTTGTGAAGGAAAAGATATGCAAACAGCAACAACAACACCGACTAAACAACCTGATATGGTAGACGAAGGGAAATTTTCACCTCTTACAGATAGGAAAATATCTCAAGCAACTGCTACTAAGTATGGAGTTAAATGCGTACATGACCTACAAGGAAATGTAGTTAAGCATTTGTACCCATATTATAATGGGCACGAGTTATCAGCTACCAAATATCGTAACGTAAAAGCCAAAGACTTTTTTGTTTCTGGAACTTACAACGATACAGGTTTGTTTGGTCAACAGTTATTTAAGGGTGGCAAATATGTCACTATTGTAGAAGGGGAATGTGATGCTATGTCTGCTTATGAACTTTTAGGTTCTAAGTGGGCAGTAGTATCCATAAAGCGTGGGGCACAAGGTGCAGTACGTGATGTAAAAGAAAGCCTTGAGTTCTTTGAAGAGTTTGAGAATGTAATCATTGCATTTGATAATGACAAGGCAGGTAAAGAAGCATCTATTAAAGTAGCTAGACTATTTAAACCTAGTAAAGCTAAGATACTGACACTACCACATGGTTACAAAGACCCCAACGATATGCTCCGTTCCAACAGACATAAAGAATTTGTTGAAGCTTGGTGGGCATCAAAAGTTTATACACCTTCTGGTGTTATAAATGTTTCAGAACAACGAGAGAAGTTCCACAACAGAGAAAGAAAAGAGAGTGTCCCTTATCCTTATGAAGGATTAAACAAGAAGCTATACGGACTTAGACAAGGAGAACTTGTAACACTTACAGGTGGTACAGGGCTTGGAAAGTCTAGTGTAACTAGAGAACTTGAACATCATCTTATTAAAAGTACCAACGATAACGTAGGTATCATAGCTTTAGAAGAAGATTGGAGACGTACCATTGATGGTATCTTATCTATTGAAGCTAACGCTAGGTTATATGTAGACCAAATAAGAGATAGGTTTTCTAAAGAAGAACTAGATAAAATGTTTGATATACTTTATGACGGTGATAACAAGAATAGAGTATGGGTGCATTCACACTTTGGAACAAATGATATTGATGATATCTTTACTAAACTTAGATTTATGATTATAGGATGTGATTGTAAGTGGGTTGTAGTAGACCATCTACACATGTTAGTTAGTGCTGTACATGAAGGAGATGAGAGACGAGCCATTGATTCTATTATGACTAGACTTAGAAGTTTGGTAGAAGAGACAGGTGCAGGTATCATTTTAGTTTCACACCTACGTAGAGTTGATGGTAATAAAGGACACGAGAATGGTATAGAGGTTTCTTTATCTCATCTTCGTGGCTCAAATAGTATTGGACAGTTATCTGATTGTGTTATAGCATTAGAAAGAAATCAACAATCAGATGATGAAGACGAAGCTAGAACAACTAAGCTTAGAATACTTAAGTCTAGATACACCGGTGATGTAGGCATGGCATGTAGAGTTATCTATGATAGCGAAACAGGAAGACTCTCTGAACTCTCTGATAATGATATAGAATTTGATGGTAGTTTAGATGAGGCTTTTTAGTGCAGTTAGTATTTGATATAGAAACAGATGACCTGAAAGCAACTAAGATACATTGTATCGTTGCTAAAGATGTAGATACTCAGGAGGTTTTTTTATTTTCTCCTGTTAATTTACAAGCAGGTTACGAGTTTCTAGCAACAGCAGATACTTTGATAGGTCATAACATTATTGGATTTGATATACCTATGGTACACAAGTTCAGTAATGTAGACCTTTCTAAAATTCCAGTAATAGATACGCTTGTTTTATCCAGGTTATTTAATCCGGCAAGAGAAGGCGGACATAGCTTAGAGAAGTGGGGATACAAACTTGGCTATCATAAAATAGATTTCTCAGACTATCTTAATTATTCACAAGACATGATGAACTATTGTATTCGTGATGTTGAACTTAATTTAGAAGTTTTTAAGGAGTTAAGAAAAGAAAGTAAAGGGTTTGATAAAGGTTGTATAGAACTAGAACAAAAGGTTGCAGAGATAATTAAACAACAAGAGGTCAACGGATTTAAGTTTGATACTCAACATGCTTTACTTTTACTTGCTGAACTTAGAGAAAAGAAACAAGCAATAGAAGATGAAGTACATAATACATTCAAACCTAAATGGGTTGATGATAAGTTAGTTACACCTTACATAAAGAAAGATGGTGAACTATCCAAGCGTGGACTTACTGATGATGAATACGATAGATGTATAACAACTAACAACACAGACCCCTTCATGCGACAGTCTTTACAAGAGTTTAATCTAGGTAGTCGTAAACAAATAGGAGAATATCTTATTGACTTTGGTTGGAAGCCTGAAAGATTTACACCAACTGGTCAACCAATAGTAGATGAGAAAACTTTATCTGCAATCACACACATACACGAAGCTAACTTAATAGCACAGTTTCTTTTACTACAAAAGCGTATAGCCCAGATTGATTCTTGGATTGATGCTACTGAAAATGACGGAAGGGTGCATGGCTTTGTTATACCTAACGGTGCTATCACAGGTAGGATGACTCATAGAAATCCTAACATGGCACAAGTTCCTAGCTCTCACAATCCTTACGGTAAAGAATGCCGAGCTTGTTGGACTGTTGAAGAAGGTAATGTTTTACTTGGAGTTGATGCTTCTGGTCTTGAGATTAGAATGTTAGCTCATTATATGAATGACGAGGAGTACACTAATGAAATCATTAACGGAGATATACACACCTCTAATCAAGAACTTGCAAAGCTTGAATCTAGAGATAAGGCAAAGACATTCATCTATGCACTCATGTACGGAGCAGGAGATGAAAAACTTGGGAACGTGGTTGGAGGAACTACAGCAGATGGTAAAAGAGCTAGACAATATTTCTTTGATAATAAACCTACATTCAAATCTCTTAGAGACAGAGTACAAAGAGCATCTGCAAAAGGTTATCTCAAAGGACTAGACGGTAGAAAGCTTTATGTTCGTAATCAACATTCAGCTTTAAACACCTTGCTTCAGGGAGCAGGTGCTATTATAATGAAACAAGCATTAGTTATTCTTTCAGAAAGATTAGCTTTAGGAACTGTACCTCATAAATTTGTAGCTAACATTCACGATGAGTGGCAGATAGAAGTTCCTAAGTGTAGAGCTATGCGTGTAGGTAGCCTAGCTGTTACCTCTATAATAGAAGCAGGTGAACATTTTAATCTTCGTTGTCCCCTTGATGGCGAATACAAGATAGGAGATAACTGGAGTGAAACCCACTAAGAAAGACCAAAAGAAATTTGACCTTGACTTATCATATGGTGAGATAAGAGAAGATAAAGTTAGAGACATGTTAGAAGGAAAGAAGATAGAAGTTAAATCAGAACGTGGAATGTGGATGAAGACAGGTAACATATGTATAGAGTATGAGTCATGGAACAAACCATCTGGTATCAGAGCAACTGAATCAGACTATTGGTTTCATAACTTATGTGTAGGAGACAATGAGTTTTGTACTCTTGTATTTAAAACAGATGTACTAAGAACTATAGTGGATAAGCTTGATACTTTTAAAACTGTATCAGGTGGAGACCATAACGCAAGCAAAATGTTTCTTGTAAATCTACAGAAATTATTCTCATCAGATGTAATAAAAGCATTTAAGGACTCAGAAGATGGAAAAGAAAATAAAAAAGAAGACTAAAACACTTGACAGTTCTAGTCAAGAAGTATATAATAAACTGTCGGCTAATAAATTTAAGTCGGAATCTGGTCATTGGTATACGCAAGAAGGCGAACCAATGTATACTATCGTTGGTGCTAACGGTAAAGAAAGAAACACTACTCTTAGAGATGCAAGAAAGGAACAGTTAGTACCTTCAGTAACTACTATTCTTAGTATGATAGCCAAGCCTCAACTAGAGAATTGGAAAATTAATCAAGCACTTAACTCTGCTCTTACTTTAGAGAAAGATTCTTTAGAAACTATTGAAGAGTTTGCATACAGATGTAAACAAGATTCTAAAAGGATTGGTCAAGAAGCGGCAGAAAAAGGTACAAAGATTCACGCCATGATTGAACGTGGTTTTCTTGGTGAAGGCACTAGTAAAACTTACGAGATAATTAAAGCTTGGTTAGAAGATAACTTTCCTAACGAAGAGTGGATAGCTGAAGATTCTTTTTGTGCTGACTTAGGTTATGGTGGTAAGATAGATTTATATTCTAAGTCTGGTATCTTTGTAGACTTTAAAACTAAAGA